AGCATGCGGCTGCGCTGACGGTTGGCTACCTGGTCAATGCTTCGTTCTCGCTCATCCCGGAGCGCGCGATCGTGCTCACGCGGTCGCGCACGATCATCGACTTGGCAGCCGAGCTATACGGCAGCGTCGACGACAAGCTCGACCTGCTGATCAACACAAACAATTTGAGTGGCGATGAGATCTTGGAGCTGCCGAAGGGCCGCAGAGTCGTCTACTACCCCGTCGCCGCCTGATGGCCGCCAAAGAAGAAAAGGTCGAGCTGCTCATTGGCGGCAAGGCCTTCGCGCATTGGTTCGATCTCGAGGTCAAGCTGTGTATCGACAGCTTCGACACGGTCGGTTTCACGGCACCGTTCGATCCGTCGAACAAGGCCTTCCGCCAGCTCTTCAAGCCTTTCAGTTTTCAGCCTATTCAGCTTCTGCTGAACGGTGATCCGCTCTTCACCGGCACGATCATCGGCATTGAGCCGAAGGTCGACGCCAACTCGAAGACGGTAGCGGTAACGGCCTACTCGACTCCGGGCGTGCTCTGCGATTGCACGGCGCCGACTGGCTTCGGGCACAAGGGGCGCCGCTCGGCTGCTGGCGCAATCCCTCTCGAGTTCAAGAAGCAAACGCTTCGAGCCATCGCCACGTCACTGTGTGAGCCGTTCGGGATCCCGATCGAGTTCCGCGACATTGACGCCGGCGCGCCGTTTGAGAAGGTCGCGATCAAGATCGAGGAAAAGATCCACGGCTTCCTCGTCGAGCTCGCGAAGCAACGCGGGTGCGTCATGACGAACAACGTCGATGGCTCACTTCTTTTTTGGAAGTCGATCAAGCGCGGTTCGCCAGTTGTGCAATTCGTCGAAGGCGTTCCGCCGCTGTCGAGCGTTCAAGCCTCGTTCGCGCCGCAAGACTATTACAGCGAGGGCACGGGCTACGCGCCGGCCAAGCACCGCAAGCCAGGCTCGCATTATACGGTGCTCAACAAGTGGCTCGGCCAGGGTATCGACGACGGCAGCGATCCGATCAACACGCACCGCCCGATCTCCTGGAAGTTCGACGATACCGAGCGACAGGACGCACCCGACGCGACCAAGGCAAAGATCGCTCGCATGTTTGCAAACATGGCGTCCTGGGTTATCGACGATCTGCCGACTTGGCGGGACCCGGATGGCAAACTATGGGACCCGAACACGAGCCTGACGCTGCTCGCGCCATCGGTCATGATCTACCGACAGACCGAGCTGCTGATCCGTGAGGTCACGCTGCGACAGAGCAAAGACAAGCTCTCGGCTTCGCTAGGGCTCGTGATGCCCGGGGCGTTCAGCGGGGAGATGCCAGAAACTCTTCCGTGGATTGAGGACTAGTGACCGACGTTGCTGCCGTCGAATCGTTCGAACGCGTGACCGACGAAAACGGCGAAGCCGTGATCGTGAAGGTGGACGAGGTTGACGGTCCGCTGCTCGAGCCCGAGAACTTCCCGCCTTGCGGCGATGACGCACCGCCGCTTGCTACCGACTTCGCAGCGATCAAAGAGGCGACGGGCCGCGGAACCACGCAAGTCGTCGGCTACCAGGACCCGAAGAACAAGGGCAAGGCGCTCGGTGGCGAGAAACGCATCTACGCACGCGACCCTGACGACGGCTCGGTTGTCGCTGATATTTGGTTGCATGGCGACGGAACGATCGAGATCACGAGCATCAAGTCGGGCAGCTCGATCAATCTGAACGGTGTGCTCATCGACCAGCAGGGAAACATCACTGCCCCCGGCGATGTGACGGCCATGAGCGCGTCGCCCGCAACGTCGGTCAAGCTCTCGACCCATCTGCATCCGACCGGAACCGGCCCAAGCGGCCCGCCCCAGGCCGGGACCTGATGCCGCTCGCGCTCCCCGCTCTCACGAGCGGCCTGCAATCGCTCTTCGCCTCCCCGCCACCGGACGCAGCCAGCTGCGCGAACGCGTGGGGCAGCGCCGTCTCGTCTTGGGCTGACTCAATCGTCCCAGCGTCTACGACCGTCTCGGCTGCGGCGTCGACGCTCACCAGCGCCCTCTCCAGCGCGTTCTCCGCTCCCGACGCAGCGCCCGCCATGGAGAGCGCCTTCGCGGCGTTCGCGGTCACGGTGGGCGGTGGGATGGTTGGATTTACGCCGACCCCGCCAGCGGCGCCGGTCGGGTTCGCTTCGCAGTTTGGTGGACCGAAACCGGCGACGGCGGCCGACGCGGCTTCGCAGATCGCTTCGCTCATCGACACTTGGATGCGCTCCGGGATCGGAACGCTGATCGCGCCACCGAACACTCCGACCCCGTGGACCTGAATGACCGACGTGCTCATGACGCAGACGCCAGACGGAGGCGAAGTGACCTGCGTAAATGGGCAAATGGTCATGTCCCAAGGGCTTGATACAGCTGCCCTGCTCAGCCTTTTCGGGGGCAACATCGAAGACAGCGGCATCGATGCCGACCTACCCAAGTCGTGGTGGGCAAATCGTAGCCAAACAGATCCGACGCTCCAATACCGCAGCCAACTGCAGCACGCACTCGCCACGCTCCCGCTCACACCCGCGAATCTCTCGATCTTCGAGGACGCCGCGAGCGCGGACCTAGCCTGGTTCACCGCTTCGGTTGCTGACTCGGTTGCAGTGGTCGCAACGATGCCCGCGCTCGACACCGTCCAGATCAACGTCTTCATTGTGATCAACGGGCTTACGAGCAAGTTCACTTTCCAGAAATCGCCGGGCGCACAGTGAGCTTAGCCACGCCGACAACCGCGCAAATCAGCGCGAACATCATCTCGCAAATCCAGGCGAAGATCGGGCAGACCGTCCCGTTTCTGCCGAAGGCGTTCATCAACGTCTTGGCAGCCGTGCTCGCGGGCATCTTCATTCTGCTTTGGAAGTACGCGGGCGCGAACTGGCTCAACATGTTCGTGGCGTACGCCTCGGACCAGCCGACGACGATCAACGGCCAGACGATCGTCCCGCTCGTCGAACTCGGGCGCTTGCTCGGTGTGGGCGACCCGGAGCCGGCGACGCAAGCGCAGCTTGCCGTGCAAGTCACGGTGACGCACATGACGGGTTCGCTCTCGGCGGGACAAGCCGCGATCAACTCGAGCACGGGCGTCATCTACAACGTCGTCGCGGACGTGCTGCTGAACGCGCTGACGGTCACGGCGATCATTCAGGCCGTCTCGGACCAATCGGGCGGCGATGGCTCGGGCGCAATCGGCAACATGCAGCCGGGCGACATCGTGGCCTTCGCGAACCCGCTGCCGAACGTATCGACCAATGCGACGGTGCTCTCGCAGGTCGTCACCGGCGCCGACGCGGAACCAACGCCGCTCTACCGCTCCAAGATTCTCCGGCACCGCCAGAACCCGCCTCAGGGCGGCGCTTACGCCGATTACCAGGGCTGGGCGCTATCAGCGCCGGGCATCATCAACGCTTACCCGTACGCGGGCCCGCCGGGTCAGGTGCTCGTGTACTGCGAGGCCGACACGGTGAGCTCGGGCAGCCCGGATGGCATCCCAACTTCGCCGCAGCTTGCCGGCGCGCTCGCAGCCATCAACGTCGACGTTGCCGGGCTGGCCACGCGGCGACCCGTGAACGCGGCCGTGACCACGCTGCCCATCACGCGCACGGGGTTCGCTTTGACCGTCACTGGGCTGCTCCCTGATACGACGCCGACGCGGAACGCAATCCGTGATGGCGTAGACGAATACCTGCGCACGCGCGAGCCATTTATTGATGGGCTTTCCGCGTTCCCGCGCACGAATCGGATTTCAAATGCGGCGGTGTCCGGCGTAGTGCAGACCATTGTCGAGTCGGCCGGCGCCACAGTAACGAGTATCACTTTGACGCCTGGCCCGGCCTACGACTTGGGCAACGGCGAAAAAGCGAAGCTCACGCTGCCGCCTACTTTTGCTTGAGAGAGGGAAACTGTTTTGGCAATCGATCCGTCAGTGCGCTATTCGACCCAAGTCGACACGAGCGATCCGACCGGGTATCCGCACGGCAAGGCACAGGATTCGACCGCGCTTGGCGACGGCGCTGGCTTCCCCCTTGAGAAGGACTGGGTCAACGACGTACTCGGCTTCGAGCAAGCTTTGCTCGCTGCGGTCGGCGCGACGCCATCGGGTACACCCGACAAAGTCGGTGCATCGCAATATCTCGGCGCGATCGTCACCCTGATTGCCAGCGCGACCGGGGCCGTGAGCGACGCGGCTACGGCCGCCCTTAAGCGTGAGCAGGTTCAGAATTGGACCATGGCAGCGTGGAACTTTTTCGGAGCGACGACCCAAGACTCTGGGATATTATGGATCCCCGAGGGCACGACGGGAAATGGATCATGGCTCCTGTTCGGCAACATCACGGGGCCGGCCAACGTTAGTGGGCGTTTGCCTAGTTCCCAGCCGGGCGGTGTGCCTTCCGCGTTGAACGCCACCAATCCACCACTGACCGAGTGGCGTTTGACGACATCGTCGGTGAACGGAGCGACCGTCGTTGCCGGCGGCGGCAGTAGCTCATCTGACACAGTCGCCGCTGTCTCTACGGATTTCGGCTGGACCTGGAGCTCACATGTCGTCCATGCCGCTGCCAATTGGCGCTGCAACGGACTTGTGTACGACCCGGTGCACGGCAGGTTTATTTTCATCGCAGCGTCACCATTTGGAACGCTGGCGCCAATCTACACGTCGCCCGACGGAATCACATGGACGCAGCGCACAAATCCGGCGAGCGCACTCGCGGGCGCGACCGCCGACCAATTGTTCGTCGGCCAGAACGGCGAGGCGTGCGTCATCTCGAGTGACGGAAAAATGTCCGTTTCCACGGACGGAGGGGCGTCATGGTCCGCTTTCGTCGCGACTCCGATCACGGGTGTGATCAACGGCGCGTACACGTCCACCTACGGATGGATCTTGATTGGCACGACTCAGATAGCGAAAACGCTGACGCTCGCCACTCCGGCATGGACGGTCGATGCACCGTTTGGCAATAGCAAAGCAGTGGACATTGCCGGGGATACGATCAGTAGATACGTCGTCGCGCACAAGGATGTGTCGATGGTGCCAGGGCCAGGTGTTCAAGTTTCGTACAACGGCGGGGTAAGCTGGGAATTTCAGCGTTTCGATTCTTCGTCGACCACGGACTACGTCCCGAAATCCATCAAGTACAACGGGGCGGAGTGGGCCGTGCTCGGTGCACCCACGGGCGGTGGCGCGAATACGTTCGCCGTCTGGCTGAGCCTTCAGATCCGCTGACACCTATTGCGGCTGCTCGCACGTTGCGATGTCAGACGGTTGCTCTTGGACGCAAATTCCTCCGACGAAACGCCTGTCGCACCTGTCGGTAGTATACTTCGTGTGGAGACCCCATCGCGAGCCGGTAGCCGTTCCGTCGCAAAACATGCTCCAGTAATCCAAGTCGGGAGTAACATTGTCGGTACAGGAGCTGTAGCGAACGAATTGCCCGAGGAAGTAGGACATGGCCCTAACGTGGCACCCATCGCAGCACTGACCCGTCGAGCATTCGCACACTGCGGCGCCACCACTTCCGCCCGTACCAGCGGCTCCGCTGGAGCCCGTGCCGCCAGTCGTTCCGCCTTGCCCTGAGCTACCAAGCGAACCAGACGAGCCACCAGCCGCGATGCCGCCGCTTCCTGTGTCCCCGCCATTCGCAGCGCCAGCGCTAGCGACTGCCCCGCCCGAGCCTCCAGGCGGCGCGGCGCCACCCATCCCGGCATTGCCAGCGCCACCATTACCAGCAGCCGGCTGACCGCCGTTTGCGCCGCTCGGCGCCCCGGCAGCAGCGTCGATACCACCGGCGCCAGCTACTTGGCTCTGCGTTGCGCCCGCGCTCGGTTGGCCCGCGTCTCCAGGCAGCGCAGGCGCCCCGCTCTCGCCACCTGTGCCCGCACGGGACTGCAGCATGATGCTCGAGCCACTTGACCCGCCAGCTCCGCCCGAAGTGACAGCATCTCCGCCCGCGCTACCGCCGCAACCCGCAAGCGCCAGAGCGACCAGCCACTTGCCTGCTCCCAGAATTCTCGTCATCGTATTCGTGTTCATGAGCTAATTCCTCGTGGACCATGCCCCCAGGCGTTTCGAGCGCTGTGGGGGCAACCTTTAGGATGCGCTCACCCGGCCGCCTGTCAATTAGAGCGTGCCTTCGCGCCGAATTTCGAAGGGTGCTCCTTGGCTCGTAACCGATAATTACACGTCCCAGCCGACAACGATCCCACCTTCGAGGTGAACGCGAAGCTTGAACCTGTTCTTCGCGACCCGGTCGTAGCAGAAAGTGTGCTTCGTCTTGGTCTTTAAGACGTGCTCCTTCACATCCGCGGGTGCCCCACGCGACTCGAGCAGCATCTCGTAGGTCGCCCCCTGCCACACCTGGCGATTCATGATCAGCGCGGCGATCTTCGCGCCGAAACGCGCGGTCAATGACTCCCGTCGGCGCTTGTTCTTGCGCCAGCCTGCGTATACGAGCCAGCCAACCGTACCAAGAATCAAGATGATGATTGGCATCGTTGATCCTCATGGAGCGGGCATGCCCGCCGCAGCGCAGTCGGTCGCTTCTGTCGCTTTCCAGACTCGATAGTTCGCCTCGTCTTTCGCCTGCAAAAACGCAGCAGCGACCATTCCGGCTTGAGCGCAGACGTCCATCGGCGCGCCGCCGCGCTTGGCTATCCCATATTGGGTGACGGCGTCTTCGGCGACTTTTCTCTCGATGCCACCCATCTCCACCGCGGCCTGAGCGTGGATGCGCTCGTCGATGAACCGGTAGGCGAGCCACATGCCGCCGAGCACGACGGCGAAGCCGAACGTCTTTGCGACTGGCCCAGGTGGTGCCGGCTTCTTCGGTTCTCCCATCCGGCCACGCCATCACGCGCCCTAACTCGCAGTCAATCGCAGTCGCCGAATGAGCCTATTTCTTCGGATTTACACGCATCTGCTCCCAACCGGGCAGGCGTGGCGCCTCGGCTTTCAGAAGCAACTCCAGAAGTTCTTCGATGGCCTGACCGGGCTGCCGAGCGACGCGCGCGCCTTCGCCGACGGCGTCTACCAAGACCTGTTTCCAGCGACGACACGCGAGCTAGCGCTCTGGGAAGCTGAGTTAGGACTCGTCGCCGATCCGAGTGACAGCGTTCGACGACTGAACCTCGCAGCCGCTTGGAAGGCCGGTGGCGGACAATCGCCGAGCTATATCCAGGGCGTTCTCCAAGCTGCGGGCTTCAACGTCTTCGTGCACGAATGGTGGAGCTCGGGTCCACCGTTCATATTGCGCGACCCGACGCTGTTTACGAGCGTCCCTCGCATCGGCGAATTCCAATGCTCGCCGCATTCGTTCGGCGCGAACCAGCCGCAGTGCACGCCGCATTCAGTCCCAGGGGGCCCGACGTGCGACGCGTTCCTGGCGAATGACGTTGGCTACCTCGTGAACCTCGACCTGACGCGCCGCGCGCCGCCGAGCGTGCCACGCGATACCGCGACGTGGCCGTTCTTTATCTACATCTCGGCCGCTTCGTTTCCAACGCTCGCCACTGTCGCCGCATCGCGCCGCGCCGAGCTCGAGCGCCTCATCCTCAAGCTTCGCCCTGCTCAGCAGTGGGTCGTGATGCTCGTAAACTACGTCTGAGAAGGCTAAAAACATGTCGGCTACAATTGGTGTCCTCACGATCGAGAAGCTCGTCGACGGCAAAGCTTCGCCGCCTCTCTATCTGTATTCGCTAACCAACTCGATTCAAGGGTCGGTTGCGATCGCGTGCGCCATAACGTCGCCATTGCCTGGCGACTTGGTTACACCTGGGATTCCGGTTACGATCACCGGAACCATCACGACAGCCGCCACGGTCGTCGTGAAACTCGGCAGCACGACGCTCGGTTCCGCAACTGTCGTCGGCCTCAACTGGTCCTATTCGTGGACTCCGCAGGCGGGCGACGTAGGCGCCCGCCTGGTCAATGCAGTAGCGACCAACAACATCGACAGTTCCGTCGCCTCCGCACCGGGCGTGGCCATCACCGTGAATGTGGTGCCGATCACGTGTGCAATCACTTCGCCGACTGCGGGCGGCACCGTCTACCCGGACATCGTCACGACGATCACTGGCACGGTCAATGTCGCTGGCACGGTCGTCGTCAAAGAGGGATCCACCGTTCTCGGCAGCGCGACTATGAACGGCCTGAATTGGTCGTTTTCGTGGACGCCAGCACTCGCTGATGCTGGCGCCCAGACGCTCAACGCTACGGCTACGGCAACTGTCGGCGGCTCGACGGCCAACGCGACCGGTGTCGCAGTCACCGTTGCGACGCCGCTCAATCTTGCCGGCAATGCCAGCGTCGGCGGTTGGTTGACCGTGTATGCTGGGATTACGCTCGGCACGACGCTACTCAAGACAGGTGGCGGCGGAGCCGTCACGATCGCCGGTACGAGCGGCGCGGGTCTCGCGCAATCAAGCGCCGTGCGTGGAATCATCATGGCGACTGGCGCGCTCGGCGCGTCCACAATCGCCTGGTCGGTCGATGGTGGCCTAACATTTCAGCCGACGATTCCCACGGCCGCGACCATGGATCTCGGCAATGGGATCACCGCTACGCTACCCGCGGCGACCTATACATTCGGCACGCTTTACGAGGCGACCGTTGCGCAATGGGTCGACCAAAAGAACGGCTACGTTTTCGCTCAAGCGACGGTCACCAAACAGCCCGCTTTGCGACGCACGGCAGCGGGGCTAGAGGTAGTCCCAGACGGCGTGGACGATCTGCTCGTGTCGTCGACCGCCGGTGTCGCGACATCGTTCGCCGTCAATGCGGCGCCGTTTAGCTTGTTCGTTGCTGGGCGGGCTGGAAAGACCACGCTGGCCACGGCCGCGATATTCAGCGTTGGCCAGACGGCAGCTGCGACTAAGCTAATCAATTTCTATACGAATACTTCGGCACTCGAGCTGTTTACGGGCGGCGCTGCACTCTCCTCGACCGGCGTCGTGGTCGCTGGCGCTCGTCAAACACTCGAGCTGTGGCAGACGGGAGCCGCGGCGAGCCTGATAGCCAACGGGGTCACGCTCTTCAGCGGCGTAGCGCAGGTTACGCAATCTGATTCGACGCTTAATGAGGTTTCGCTTTTCGCATCAAATCTGAACAGCGTGGCTGCGATTTGGGGCGACAATTCCGTCAGCGAGATCGTCTGGTACACCGGCAATCAGCACGCGACTACCAGCACGCCAATCACCGCGTACCTCAACGCGCGTTGGGCTGAAGTTGCCTCGGTTGCATTGCCCGATGCCAAGTTCTTTGACGCTGTGTCGGCACAGACGGTCGCGGGCGCGCAGCCGCTCACGTGGGCACCGAATGACTATCGCGTGTGGCTACCGGATCGGATAATCTCTGGTTTGGGTGTCGGCACTCAAGTAGCGGCGTATCGGAGACTCGTAGTCACGGTCCCGGCCGGCGTCACAAGCCTGATCGTGTCAGCGGTTCCGAGCAACAACACAGCGGTAAACGAAGGGCTAAACACGGTCGCCGCGTACGTCGACGGCGGCGCGGGCACCGTGCTCTTGTTCACTGGCCCGCTCGGCTTGAAGCAAACCGCGACGCTCACGCTCGACGGTAGCGCGCACACGGTCGAACTAGACGAACGCGCGTCGATCGTTGGCGTGGTTGGCGTTGGCGGTACCGTCACGGTAACGAGCGCTACGACGCCAACAAAGCGCGTGTTGTTCTACGGTGACTCGATCGTGTTCGGCTATAAAGCAAGCGATCAGACGAAGGGATGGGCGGTGCAAGTGCGCCACGCGCTAGAGGCGCTTGGCACTGGTTATGATTCTACGATTTGGGGCATTCCGAGCAAAGCCGGCGCGGCCGATTGCTCGACCAGTCCGCAAGTCACAGCGAGTGTCGGAGTCCTAACCGCGGCACTCGACGGCAGCGTAAAAAATATTCTCGTGGACGCCATGGGCACCAACGACTATGGGGCGGGATCGACGGCGGCAAATTACGCGATCTGGAAGGGCAATCAGTATGATGCGCTTCACACGGCGGTGCCTGGCGCGAAGATCTTAATCTTCTCACCGATTCCGCGCGCGATCGAGACAGCAAATGCTGGAGGGAGCACGCTGGGTGATTTCCGCACTGCCCTAGCGGGCGTGCAAGCTGCGCGCTCTAGTTACATCACTTATTTGGATGGGCCGTCCGTAATACCGACTGCCAATACAACCTATCTGAACGCAGACTTGCTGCACCCGAATGATTTCGGCTATGCCACGATCAAGACCGCGTTGCTGACCGCTATTCAGGCGCTCTAAGGCAGCTTTTTATGATACCTTCCTAAGCCATCGTGGGCGGTGCATAGCCGCCCACGAACAGCACGCGACCCAGCTAGGCGCGCGCTCACCAACTAGCCCTGACCTTGGCACCTGGGCCGCACGTTCGCGGGGTGTTGTCCCCTCCGCATTCGCGGGCGTGCGACCCGGCTGCGAAGGCTCGGCCTTTACAACTCGAAAAGAGGGAACCATGCAACAAGCACTCAATATCGTCCAAGTCGTCGCGTTTCTGGGCGCCTTCGTCGCGCTCGCGTCTCGCCTTTTCGTCGCCTCCCGCCCGTTCTGGAGTCGGCTGCCGGCGTTCTATCAAACGTTCCTCCCCGCCCTCGTGCCCGCGCTCGCCACGTTCGCGCAGGGTCTGACCGGCGTGAAGACTTGGGGCGACCTGTCCGTGCAATTCGTGGTTTGCGCCGCGATGCTGCTGCCCGGCCTCCCCTCCAACCGCTCCGCCGCCCCGCTCCAGATCGGCAGGCCGGTCACGGGCAACCCGAGCCATGGTGACGTTGCGGTTGCGGCTGCGCTGAGGACGGGATCCGTTTCGCCGCCACCTCCACCGAAGGGGCCGAGCATTCCGCCGCTCGCGGCTGCTGGCCTGTTCCTGATTTGCTTGGTGCTCAATGGCTGCGGCCTCTTCGGCTCGGGCGGCGCGTTCTGGCCGAAGGTCGAGCACTGCGCACCGAGCCCCGCAACGCTAGTGAGCCAAGTCGCCGACGTGCTTGCCGCGGGTGGAGACTACGAGGCAGCGCTTGAGCAAATCGCTTTGCAGGATGGAAAAGAAGCGGTGCTTTGCGCGGTGCAGGCGTTCGTTTCATCGATCGGAAGCAAGGTCGGTGCGAGCGAATCCGATAGCGCGGCGCGCGCGCGTGGTCAGGCGTTTTTGACGAAGGTAGGAACAAAGGTCGAAAAATGAAGATCCTCATCCTTGCCGCAATCATCGCCTCGACGTGCACGCCGGCAACGCCCGTCCAGCCGCCCGAGCCCGCGCCGATCGTCGACGCTGGCATGCCGACGGACGCGAAGGCGCCGGTGACTGGCTGCGCCGGCGCGATCGAAAACTCCAGGCGCCTCGGCTGCACGTTCGAGGCGGACGACGCGGGCGGGTGGTGCTCGACGCTGACCCCGGCGCAGGTCTCGTGCCTCGCCAAGGCAGCCAATTGCCTGGCCACTCGCCAGTGCGCGGAGATGACTAAATGATCGTCGTACAGGTCAAGAACCACTCCACGATCGTGAGCGACGCCGATGTCGCGAAGGTCGTGGCCGCTGGGCAGAAGCAAATCGACCGCGATTTCGGTCCCGTCTACGGCATCAAAGCCGCCGTCCATTTCGCAGCGAAGGACGCGGCCCTCAGCGCGTACGACTGGCAGCTGATCGTAGTCGACGATGCCGATCAAGCGGGCGCGCTCGGGTATCATGATGTTGCGGCCAATGGCTCACCGATCGGCTACTGCTTCGCCAAGACGACGCGGGACGATGGTGGAAACTGGCAGGTCACCTTTTCGCACGAGCTGCTCGAGCTCCTGGCCGATCCGGAGATCAACCTATGCGCGCTCGACGAGTCGGGGCAGAAGCTCTACGCCTACGAGGCGTGCGATGCCTGCGAAGACGACTCGCTCGCGTACGTGATCGACGGCGTGCACGTGTCCGACTTCGTGCTGCCGGCATTCTGGCTTTCGTCGACGCCGGTTCACGCACCGCTGAGTTTCACGGGCGCGATGAAGAAGCCGTTGCAGATCCTGCCTGGCGGGTACCTGGCTTTTCTCGATCTCCGAAACGCCGCCGCTGGCTGGCAGCAACACACGGCGAGACTCGACGGCGCCGCGAGCAAGAACAGCCGTTTTCCGCGCCGCGGCATCCCCGCGGCTGACCGAAAGAAGAGCGTCACCGAATGATCACAACCATCATCTACATCGTGATCGCGCTCTGCCTGATCGGCACCGTGATCTGGGCCTTCCAGACCTACGTGACGATTCCCGGACCGTTCGCGTGGGTGAAGGGCTTGATCACGTTCGCGTTGGTCGTCGTGGCCTGCTACTTTCTCTGGGACACGCTGATCGCGCAGCACGTGATGGCGCCTGGCCCAGGGCGTCACACGCGAATCCCGTGAACAAGTCGCCTCCCAGGCGGGAGCACGTGTTCACGCCTTCCGAGGCGCCCACGGCCTCGATGTCGATCCAGGCCGAGACGGCGGAGATCGTGCGGCTGTACGTGGCCGCCAAGCCGCCGCAGCGAAAGACCGTGAAGAGCATTCTGCTTCGGTTCGAGCAGATCAACGCGGGGAAGAAGAGCCCATGACCACCCGCCAAGAAAAAGCCGCCTGGGTCGCGCTCGAGACGGTGATCGCGGTCGGGGTTGGGGTCGTGACGATCGGGCTCGCGGTGGGTGGGGCGTGGAAGAGGTTTCGGAAATAGTCGCCCGCTCTGCGCGGCAAAGCAGCCGCGGAAAGCGAGCATCACATGGCAAGAGATCGAAAAGTCGGCGACGCGCTCATCTACACGGACGAGCAAGGCTTGGAGCACAATGCGCTAGTCACCAATTGGTGGGGCGAGACGTGCTGCAATCTGCTCTTCGTGCATGACGACGCGGCCAGAAAAGATCCGTACGGCCAGCAGATCGAGCGCCGGAGTTCCAACTCCCATCGCTCCGTCGTGCAGGCACCGGGGAACTTCTGGCGCTGGCCTGACGAATCCTGAGTCCTGAGAGCTCTGGTCGGTGCCGATGAGGTGCCAACGATCCGAGCCTTCGATGCCGCGCAGAGCGGGCGAAGTGAAAACGAAAACCCGATGCGCACCCTCGACGACCTCCCCTGGATCGAACTCGGACACGGCGTTACCGCGTGCCAGTATCGCTACCGGTTGGGAGGACAGCTGCACATCGCGTATCGGCACCTGTGCAGTCACGAGCCAGGCGGGGCGATGTTTCTTGCGTTCGCAGCCGTTCCCGTTTCGGCTGAAGGCGCGGGGCGCGATTGGAAGCTCGAGTCGCTGGAGCCGTTGACGATTTCGCCGTCGCTGCTCTGCATGAGCTGCCAACACCATGGGTGGATCCGCGAGGGAAGGTGGATCCCAGCTTGATTCCGAGCCAAGCGCGCGAGTGGATATTGACCCTCGCTGTCGAGCTTCGCCCTGCAGCGTGGCGCGCGTTTCGCGGCGTATGGCTCGATGGCTTCGGCTGCGGAGCAGCGCGCTTGCCCGCGCTCAATCCGTTTGATTCCGAGCCGCCTCCGCCGCCGGAGTACTCGGTTGTCGCGTCCAAGAGCTCGCCGCGGCGCAGTGTGCCGCCGAAGAGGAAACCATGACCAAGAACGATCTGCGAGTCGATCAAGTCTGGCTACGCCCCGACGGCTCGACGGTCACTGTGATCCACGTCGCGGTAGCCGGCTGCGGTGATTCAGTGGCTTGGCGGGACGCGGATGGCAGCGCAGCCGGCGGCTCGGCGACGGAGTTCGTCGCGCAGAACGTGTTGCAGCCTGCGGGCTGAGAAAAATCACGATGACCGACGTAATGACCGCGACGTACATTGAAGACCTGTTGACGCCGATGCCCTTCGAGGACGCGGCCGAAGCGATGACGGCGGCACTAGCCGATCAGCTGAAGGCGCAGCCGAGCGACGAGGTGAAGGCGCTCGCGCTCGCCAAGACGGCGCTCGAGACAGGTCGCTGGCAGTCGATTCACCGGTCGAATTGGGGAAATATCAAAGCCGGAACGAGCTACGTCGGCATGTATACCGCTTTCGCCTGCAACGAGGTGCTCGGCGGCAAGCTCGTCTGGTTTTCACCGCGCGGGCGGCTCGACGCAAAAGGCGGAAACGTCGTCGCTGAGGCATTCGACGGCGAGCCCTGGCACCCGCAGACCAGATTTCGCGCGTACGCCAACCGTTTCGACGGCGCGTATGAATACGTCGAATTCATCGCGACCGGTCGCTACAAGGTGGCATGGTCACGCCTGCTCCTCGGCGACGTGGTCGGGTTCGTGCACACGCTCAAGCTCGCAGGCTACTTCACCGCGGACGAAGCACTGTACCTCAAGGGCGTGCAGGGACTCTACGGCGAGATGCTCGCGCGCGTTCGCGGGCTGCCGCACGAGCACCTCGCCCCGGAGATTGACCATGACGCGGTGTGGGCGACGATCCGCGGCGACCAATTCGCGCACGTGTTGAACCTCGCGAACGAAGACCGAGGCGACGATGAGACAACCGACCCCGCCGGAGTCGCGTAAGCGTGTCCCCCGCCACACCCCCACCCCCGCGCAATACGACTGCTCCCGCTCCGCCGCCCATCCCGCGTCAGTCCAGCCTCCCGACAGACCTTGCTGAGAGCCTTGAGGGCATGGGCCCGGGCCAGGCGCGCTCAACCGATCCGAATGTCGTCGACGCCGCGCTCGTGCGCGCGGCCCTCGCGGCGTTCTCCCAGTATCAGGCCGAAGCGCGCAAGGAGCTGAACGAGCGGCTCGACGGCATCAGCCGCGAGATCAAGGCGGTCGGCACGCTGCTCACGGCTCGCGTCGACGCGCTCGACGAGCACGTGACCGGTAGGCTGGACACGCTCGCCAGCGAGGCGAAGACGATCGCGCACGCCGTCGACGAGCACACGAGCCAACTCAAGGAAATGCTACATTTTGCCAATCAGACGTACGACGTGAGCGTGAGCGCGGCGCGCAAAACCGAGCTGATTTGCAAGCGCCTTGGGATCCCAGATGAGCTCGACGCCCAAGCCGAAAACGAATCGAATCAAGATCGCACCAGCACCGAGGGAAACGAGAGCGACCGTCCCCCGGGTTCTGTTCGTCGATGACATCCCGCAGCTGCCGCACTCGCTGATCCGGTTGCTGCCGTGCCACATCGACGCGGTGGTGGTGACGAGCGGGCTGCACGCAATTCGCAAGCTCGAGCGCGGGTCGTTTGATCTGGTCGTGGCGGACCTGGAAATGCCCGGACTTTCAGGCGCGGATTTATTGCTGATCGTAAAAGAGCGCTGGCCTGCTAGTCGACGAATCCTGCTCACCGGGCACACGTCGGGGCACTTGCTGGAGCGTGCCGCTGCGTACGCGGATGCCGTGCTCGACAAAATATTAAGTCGCGAGATCATTTCAGAGACCATTTGCCGGCTGGCGATCGAGCCTCGAAAACCATGAGCCACGACGCCAACGCGGTCCCGCGAGTCCTACTCGTCGACGACGACATCCTCGTGCTGGCCTCGCTCGTGCGCCTGCTCGATCAGCGTTGCGACGTGCAGATCGTCGTCGCGAAGAGTACCAGCGACGCGCTCAACAGGCTCAATGCCACGGCGTTCGACCTGCTCGTCGCGGACTGGCGCCTCCCCGGCCTCGGCGGTCACGATCTGCTCACGATAGCCGCCGCTCGCTGGCCTGCAATGCGGCGCGTGATCCTCGCGGGCGAAATCGTGGACGAGCCGTTGGCGGACGAGTGTTTCGTCAAGGGCGACGATCCGGTCTATATCACCGAGCGGCTTTGCCTGCTCGCTCACACCGAGCGTGACTGATGGGGCGCGAGGATACGGTGCCGCCACCGAGACCAGACGCGAAAACGCTGGCGCGGTTGAAGATCAAATCGCAGCCAATCATCGAGCAGCACGCCCCGCGCAAGGTCCAGGAGGGCTACGACGACGCCGCGCTAGCCCGCGAGCTCGAGCGGCTGGAGCGAGAACGCGTGCTGGCGCTGTCAGCCGCCCAGGACGCCACTCGAGCGGCCGAGGCTGCCCGTGATGCCGCGCTGAAGACGGCTGCGGAGGCGCCGAGCAAAGAGCAGTGGGCCCGATTAGCGTTTAAGCTGGTCGGGGCCATTGCCGGCCTCGTAGTGGCCGCCTCCGTGGCCTTGGGCGCCTGGTCGTCAGCGCAGGGCGCGCGGATCGATCGCACGCAGGAGCGGCAGCAGACGCAGGACAACGCCACCGGGACGGTGGTCGCGCGCGTCAAGGCACTCGAGGACTACACGGCCGCGCTCAAGGCGCACAGCGATTGCGTGGACGCCGAGCGGGATTCGGCGATTGAGCGCGGGACCGGGCACGTCGTCGAGGGCGAGCATTCCAAGGTAATTTGGGCAGAGGAGAATCTCCCCAAGCCCAAGCCGCGCAACCTTTGGCCCGCGCCGGTCTGGCTTATCACCGTGTCGCGTGAGTGTCCGCGCGCGCCCGAGCCGCCGAAGGCGCCAATCAAATAGAGCTCTGGTCGCCTCCCGAGGCGCCCATCAACAAGAGAAGGCCCCTGGTCACCGCGAGGTGGCTGGGGGCCTTTTCAGCATTTTGTCTCCCGCTTTCGCGCGCGCCACCCGCCTACGCTCCGACGCAAGCCGCAAGGTCTGCGCTGGCGATGGCCGACTCAGCTCCGGATACATCGCCCGCCACTTGTTCAGCGTTCGGAGATTCACGTCAAGCGCGCGGGCCGCGTGCGTCGCGTTCCAGCCCGCCGCGTCGAGCGCCTGAGTGATGATCTCGACCGCGTGCAGACGTAGGCCACAGGCGAGCTCAGCGGTCTCGGCGGTCAGGGCGAGGCAGTAGCCGAGGGCGAGCGATGTGCGTGAGCCGTTCACGCGCGCCTCGACAGTGCGATCATCAGGTCGTCGCGCAGGCGGTCGTCGGGGTCCTGCTCGTCGGTGGCGAGCCCGAGGTCGGCTAGGTGCTGCTCGAGCTCGGAGCGGTCCATTTCGCGGATCGTTCGCGTGTCGAGCACGGGGCGGCCGAATTCTCGTCGGTTGTGTAGGGTCTGCATGGTTCTCCTCGGGTCACTCGCCCGCCACGGCCTCAGAGCTCGCGCTGAGAGGCCGGACGCGGGGGAGTCAGCGCGGGCCGAAAAACTGCTCAGCTACCCTGTCCTGCTCCTCGAGGAGTGCCCGCAAGTGCACAGCGTTGGCGCAGCGTTGCGCAGTCAGGCGATTGTGAGCGGAGTGACCCGGCGTCTCACCGACACTGCTAAGCGCAGCGCGTTGCAAACCGTGAGGGTCGTTTTCGGCTGTCAACTCGGCGATGTCAGCCTGAGCAGCCAGCGTGGCGGTCGCCTTGATTTCGATGCCGTTGACGTTGATCATTTTCTCACATCCTCCACGCACCCAAGCCGCGCGGCCAGTGAAGGCGGCGCGGCAGATGGGCTGGCGATGGTCACTTCGCTGCGTACCGCTTGATCATTTGACTCACCGCTTGCTTGGTCACACCGCAGAGCGCGGCAATTTCCGTCGACGTTCGCCCCTCGTGATGCAGCGCGATCACGCGCTGCCGTCGTGTCTGCGTTGCCGTGACCGGGCGCTGCGATTTGGGCAGGCTGCGTCGTGGCATTGGCAGCGCTGGCTTCAGGCGCGGCGATCGGGACTCCTCTTCGATAAGAGCTTCGATCAGTCGACTTAACCCTCGCTTGCGCGACGTGGCCACATAGCCGAGCCGCATCGCAAGAGCGTCGAGCGCTCGTCGATGCTCGTCCGACAGATAGATCCACGTTACCGTCACGCCGCGGTCAGTCCACCTCGTCACGTGGCTGTGCTGTCGCTTAGCACCGCCTTGAGTGCTTCGATCGATTTGCGGGCGTGCTGGTCGTCGCCGCCGGCTTTCTCGAGGTTCCGAACACCCTCGAGCACATCCAGAGCTTCCGCCCAGTGTCCCTCGTCGATGCTCTCCAGCGCGCTCTCGTAGCCACTGTCAATCTGCTCGCCCTCACTGGCGAATTCAGCGCGCGCGGTCTCATTGTCAGCCGTGTCCGCAGCCATTTCCGAGCAAAGGCGCGAGGCCTCGCGTTGAGCCCTGATTGTTGCCAGTACCGCGTCGATTTTGCTGTTTGCCATCTGTCTCATCTCCTATCGGGTTGCCAGCTCCGTGCTGACAAGAGACACTATGCGCCCAGACGCCTAGGCGGTCCAGTGCTTAGTGAGATAAATCGACAGGCCGATCGAAAAAAGATCGGGGGCCTGGTTTTCCCGCTAATCCGGGGTCTGCTGGCTCACTCGCCCTCGGGTGTTGGTGGCGCTGGTAGCGACATCCAGTGGGTTACCTCAGCCTCTGTGTACGATGCCGATTCGCCTAGAGCGTTTGTATCTAGTCTGTCGATCCATCGTCGAGCGAATGGCCCGCAGCTCACATCGCCAAACGCGACGAACAGAACCTGATCGCCTGGCTCCGGCATCCGCTCCCCCACCGGAATCCACGCGCCACCCCGCGCCTCCTTGAGTTTGGTGAGCAGCCTGGCGTTTTCGGCCAGCAGCTCGTTCACCTGATCACAGCTACTGGCTTCAGTGTTCCGGGACATGTCGACCGCCGTTTCGAGGAGCGCAATGTGAGCGGTGAGCCTGGCGTTTTCGGCGCGGAGGCCATCAATTGTTCGCATGTCGCATTCAACGCGTAGCGGCACATCGCGCGAGATGGCGCTGGCGCACTGCTGGTCACCGAAGCCAGCAGGCAACCCGCACTGGTCACACAGAACCTCAGCTGCAGCCTTCAGGGCGGGCTTGCCGGGGGCGGTCACTGCGCTACCTCGTACCGCCTTCCGAGCCCGCTCAGCGGCTCGCCACATTTCGACTCGCGATTGATATTCGCGGAAGTTTTCGCCAGGCGGCGACTCGCATAGTAGTCGCGCCCCTTCCTCAAGATGCGCCCTCTCCGCCTCACTCGTCTCGACGGCGCTTGCTCGGGTGGTGAGGGCATCAAGCACAGCGACGCTGGCAATAGCACACTCTTCCGAACCAACATCGTTCCACTCCACGTGACACTTCAGCCACGTGCGCACGTCGGCAAGCGTCTTGATGTCCTTAGGTCCCATATAGCCGCCTTTCGAGCGAGAGCGCGCGCTCCGGCATCTCCACCCCGAGCACCTTCGGCGCGGTCATGGCTTCATGCCCCGAATCTTCTCGAGGACTTCACCCTTGTTCGGTGCGCGCCATGGCCAGCGGAAGTACCACTTGCCGATTTGGCCGCCTCGCGAGTCTAGGTGAAACACGCGCTGGCAAGCGTTCGCCGAGCGCCAGTGGATGCAGAGCCACGGGATGCGATCGTCGCGATCCCATTGCACCTTTCGGTGAATCATCGGGTACGGCAAAAAGAAGCGCTTCACGGCTTGCCCTCCCCGCCCGGCGCTGGCTCTGGTGACTCGAAGCTGAGCAGGCCCTGTGACGTGATTGCCTTCATACCGTCGAGCCCCCAACGAATCCAGCGCTTCGAGAATTTGGAGAACGAGCTCCCGTCGACCGAGTCGACGCCAATCTCGTAGGCATAGCGGATGCGGCGGAGCGAGTTGACGCGCCCCATGTGCACGAGCTTGCCGCGCCGCTTGGCCTCGGTGACCAGTGAGCGAGTTTCGGCACCGAGTTTGAAGGCGTCATCGCCGCCGATGAAAAGGCAGTCCAGGCGAGCCCAGGGCGTCGCGGCGATGGTAAGTCCGTTCTGCGCTACGAGCGCTACGGGAAAACCCATCTCGCGAATGGTCGGCTCCCATTTGTCGAACAGCGCCAGCGTTGCCGGGCAGTTACAAACAACGTCTGGCGCGGCTACCCAAAGGCAACCGGGAAGGCCGCGCACCTTGCCGAGCATCTTGAGGAAAGCCTTCTCTCGAAAGCCGGAGAATGCGCCGTTGTCGCACGCCCAAGGCTTGCCAGCGGGCTTGTTGCCGTTGCCAGGGACCAGCAGCGTGCCAAGCGAAGGGTGCTCGATTGTCGCCATGACCTTGGTTGCGCCAGAGACGAGCAGCATCAATAGCCCCGTTCCCGCCCGACATCGCCGCCGAACATCGCGGGCGCCGCGCACTTGTCTTCAAGCCCATATTCAGCGAAAGCATCGTTGCGCATCACGCACGCCGTGCACGTTCCGCACGGGCCCCTGCCAGCGTAACAGCTCCAGCTTTCTTGGATGTCCGCAAGCGCAGACGGGAAACGCTTAGCGGCGTCGCGAAGGATGTCCACCTTCGGCATGTTCACCCAAGGTGTCATCACACCGATCTTTCGGTCGACTGCTGCGCTCAAGGCTTTGGCCGCCGCGCTCGAGAACTCTTTGCGGCAATCGGGAAAGCCGCCGGCATCCTCCAGACACGCCCCGATCACGATGTCGAGCGCGCCTTCCCACCACTGGCAGGCCCTAGAAAGCGCAAGCGACAAGAAAACCAAGTTTCGTCCGGGAACAAACGCCAGATGGAGGCCGCCAGACAACCCTTCTGAGTGGTCGGGAACGCGATCTAGAATTCCGGCATGCAGCGCATCGGCCACGGCGATCGTTTCAAACGGGATGCCATTGCGACGCGCGATTCGCCCAGCAACCGTCAGTTCAGCGTCCTGATGCGGCTGCCCATAAGCAAACGCTAGCGCCCGCACGTTCTGGTAGCGCGTCAACGCCCAGTGCAGGCAGGCCACTGAATCCATGCCCCCGCTCAGCAGCACACAGGCATTGCCGCGCATCGGGATTGCGCCAGCTTGGTCGATGCTCATCTCGGTCATTGGTTGCCCTCTGGTGACTCCACAGCAGGTTGATGTTCGAGTTTGAACTGAGCCGCATCGTCGGCGCGTTTTCCGCTCGCGACCAGGTAACGCATGCAGCCGTCAACAACGCCGCGAATCAAATTGCCGCACTCCTCGCGCAGCGTCTGCTCGGTTTGCATCGTGTAGTCATAGGATCCCCATTCGCCCTCTGGAATCCACCGATAACCGCGCGCGATGGCTTGCACGTGAGAGAGGCCAGCGGCTAGCCCGGACCGGTCGCGGTCGATCACGGTGCGGACCTGTTGCTCAGCGGCTGCGGCTTGCGCCATGGCGGCTTCTAGCTCGGCGGTGCGGGTGGAGAGCTTCTGTTCGGCCGCGACGCAGTCGCAGTGGTTGACGAGTGAAGAGCGCTTCCACTAATCCCGCTCGCGCTCCAGCTTTTCATTTGCGGCGGTCAGCTCGGAGACTTTGGCTTTCGTGGCCAGTAGGTCCTTTTGCTCTTCCAAGAAGTAGACTTCAAAAACGTGGAGGCGGTCTTGCTGATCGTCTCGTTCCCGTTCCAGCCGCATGCATTGCTGGACGCTGACGTGATGAGCTGATTTCTCCAGGTCGAGAGCCGCCTTCAGCGACTGGTTCGCCACCATGAGTGCTTCGTTTGCTGTGATTTGCTCAGCGAGTTTGGCGAGAGCTTCGTCACGCTCTTTGGTGCGGGCCGCTATCTCTTCACGAGCGTTAGCGCGCAGGTTGTGGTTGCGTTCTCCTAGTCGATGCGCGGCTGACTCGGCGCGCGCTGTGTCGTGGGGCTCTGCTTCAGCTCGCGCATATTCGAGGAAGCGGGCGTCGGGTGATTCGGGTTGTGGGTCGGATATCCAGGTGAAATAATGTCGGAAGTGACGCTCGGTCATCGGCGCGCAGAACAGCGGCACATCGCGAAGCGTAACCATGCCGCGCTCAAACGAACCGACCACTGCACCTGACGGGTGGAAAGCGTGAGACCACGTCGACCCAACCACGATTGCGCGCTCCACAGCTGGAGAGGGCGGGGCTACCCCCACGGAACCGGACGAGTCTTGCTTCGAAGCGAGCACCCGGCGCAACGTCGCAATCGCGGCATTCCGCTCGTCTCGCTTGGCCGGCTGCAGCGCTTGGTAGGCCTCCTCGCAAGCTTTCTCTAGCTCTGCGATGCGCGCCGGCGCTGCGGCCGCCCCGACCCGCACGCCAGGCCAAAACGAGTCACACCCGCAGTTCGGTGTTGTGCAGGGACCGTAGCCGTTGGCGTGGTTGCTCGCGATGTGATTGCAGACGCAGGAGAGTACAATGTCGGAGTTCGAGGGGTTGGGTTGGGTGGTCATTTTTCACCTCGGTCAAATAGGTCTGGGTTGGCAACGACGAATCCCGGCGACACAACGACAAGCTGTCGCGCCTTCAGTCGCTGCAAGTATGTGTCTCGGCTTGAGCGCTTGTAGTCGGTCGCTTCGCTGATCTTGTCTTTGGTCACCGTGCGCGGGAACGCCTGGCACACGATCGCCAAAATTCTGGACTCGCCCTCTGGTAGGCTCGACAACCAATGCTCGCGCAGGCGCGAGCCCGTTGGGAGGCGAGTAAAGTTACTGCCGAGCGCAGCGGAGCCCGCTGCCGTTGCCGTGATAGTGACGCCATTGATCGATATGGCACCGGTTGCCCTGAGTCGTTGCAGGTAAGTATCGCGCGAACTTCGCTTGTAGCCCGTGAGCACGGAGAGCTGCTCGCGAGTGACCCCGCTGTGGTGCTGCGCGACTGCAGTTAGGATCTTGGCTTCGCCCGCGCCGAATCCAGCGGCCGAAGACACGGGCCGAGCCGGGGAAGAATCCTTCGGTGCCGTAGGCGGCTCTGCGCGGCGCGACCGCGGAGGATCCGAGTAAGGTGCCTCGTCGTACGAGTGTTTGCCTGGGTGACCGCCGGGCTTGGTGCAGCCGTCGACATAGCAATCGCGCAGAGGCGCTTCGAATGGGAGCGGCTTCGCGCCGTCCAGTTCGCCCATTGCCTGCTTCGTTGCAGTGCCGAACAGTCGCGACACCTCGCGCTCGACAGCCTCGCGCAGGCCGTTCAGCAGCCCCAGGTTGACCACGGGCACCTCGACTCGGATCGGTTCTGATGGAAGCACTTCTGTTTCCAGCTGGGACTCGAGCTCAGCGATCCGCGCACGCAGTCGCTCCGGGTTCTCCTGCTCGTCCCGCTCGACCGCCGCCGCCATCGCCTGCTTGAGCGCGGGCATGTCGATCGCCTTGAGCGTGCGGCGACCTTCCGCGGCGTCCCCGACCTTTGGCGTCTGCGACGTGTCTTGCGTGTCGATCGGCAGGATGTGCACGACCTTGGAGATCTGGAGCCACTGCGGCGACCAGATGTGCGGCGCGCCCACCTTGAGCTTCGGCAGTAGATCGCTCAGCTTCTCGCCGAGCCCCTTGTCGCTCAGCCAATACTCGAGCGCCTTGCGTTCGTGCGGGCCCGTGAGCTGGAAGGCGAAGATGCACTCGGACTGATTGAGCGCCTTCTTGGCCACTTCTTGCGGTCGCTGCGTAATCAAAGAGAGCCCGATCCCGAAGTTGCGACCGAGCTTCGCCAAGTGTTGGAACTCGTGAAGCATGCGCTGCTCGCCCGGTTGCGGATTCTGCGGCACAAACTCCTGGCACTCCTCAAGCACGATGTGCACCGCGCTCGGCGCCGCTTTTTTGCGCTGGAATAACCGCTCCGCAAACGCCGTCGCGAACCGCGTGCGCTCGGCGTCGCGCATCTGGCTTACGTCGAGCACCATCGACGTTCCGGTGTCGACGATGAGATCTGCGACGAGCGCGCCGGACGTCGACTCGAGCGGGATGTCGCCGAAAAGGCCGCCGAGCACCGGGATATCGATCGCCTTGGGCCCGAGGCGCAAACCAGGCCACACCCCGACCGGATCCAGGATGATGACCTGCGCGCCCGCGCGGAGCATCTGCTCGACCATGCGCTTGGCGCCGTAGGTTTTGCCGCTGCCGGTGCGGCCGAGGAAGGCGAGCTTCTGAGTCACGCAGTCAAGCGGGAGTGAGAGTTCTTTGGCGATTCGAAGTTCGGTCACGATTCTAGGATCCTCTCAAATTCAATCCGCCCAACCATCGTCTCGGGCTTGCAGCCCATCTCGCGGCAAAACATCGCCACGAACTCGACGGGCGTCATCTCGGGAAAGCCCTCGCGCGCGCAGTCGTCCGCCGTGATCGCGTCCAGCCGCTCGCGCCGCACGTTGGTCACGCGAATCACGCCGAGCTTGTGCGCCTTCTCGCCCTTCTTCAGGCCCATGCCCTTGCGGACGGCTTGGAGGAGTGTGCCGGCGGTGAGGGTGCGCCAGCCGATGCGCCGAGTCACGAGTTTTGAGCCGTCGAGGAATTGGCGCTCGGTGAGGGCGAAGGAGATGTTTTTCATTCCGCCGCCGACTCCCACGCCACCGCGAGCGCGTCTTGCAACGTCCTGACCTGCGCCTTGAGGCGCTCGTTTTCGCGCAGCAGGCGGCGCGCGGCGTCGATCGTCCGCTCTGTCGCCGATGTACAGCCGAGCAAGGCCCGGAGCTCAGCAGAGCGTTCGTGCGGGGTGCGTTTGGGCTTGGGTTTGGTCATGGCGTGCTTGGGAATTGGCGGACGCGGAGCGCCACGGGCCATTCGGACATGTCGCCGCCCTTGTCGCTCACGAGGCGCAACTTTTGGCCTGTCAGCGCGACGAGAGGCGAACGACCGAGCTGTTTCACGAAGCACCGGATCGGTGAGCGCTTGCACTGCCCGACGACGCTGGTGGCCCACTCGAGCGCGAAGGGCCGCGCGCCGTTGCCCGATTCACCGCCGACGATCACCCAGTGAGGAAACCAGCCCGAGCAGCCGCCCTGGTCAGGCGCGTGATGCGCGGCGACGTTGTGGCCGCATCCGTGGCACATCAACTCGAGCGGGCCCAGCGCGGGCTCGTAGCTGACGAACGTAACCCCCACGCCGAACTCGTGAGCGGCTTCAGCAAGCAGCGGCCAACGTTCGGCGTAGTGCTCCTGGTCTTCCGCGGTCGTGCCGAGCCACAGGTTAGCTGGTGCGGCTGCGCGCCAACGCTCGGGCAGCATGCCGACGATGTTGTGCGGTCGCTTGGTGAGCAGTTGCCAGTCGAGCCAAGGGGTCGACTCAATCATCGCCCAGAGGCGATCGCGCCAAACCATCAAGTCGGCTCGTCCTTCGAACACGTCGGCCATCGACGCGCAGAACACGCGCTTTCGGACGCCAGCTTTCTCCGCTGCCGCGTTCCAGCTGATGGGCTCGCGCCAGTGCTTCTCGCCGAAGAAGCGGCGCGGAGCTTCCACGCCCCACACCTTGTTGCCGGTGCGCTTGGCGAAACTCTCGGCGTAGCAGTGGACGCAGCCGGGCGACACGCGCACGCATCCCCACCAAGGGTTGAACGAGTGATCGGTCCAGGCGATTTCAGTTTGTTTGCCCATCACTTCTTTCCCATTCCGCGCACCGCCTCAAGCCGCGCCTCGAGAATGCGCACAACGATCCCCCGCTCGATTCGCAGCGACGTGGCACCGCGGCAGATCGCGCACTCGACAAGCTTGGGCGAGTCGGCGTGGAAGGTGGCCACTGTGTTGGCGTGAGCGCAGTTGCCGCAGATTGGGGCGGTCGTCATGCTGCCTCCTGCGCACGCTCGCCCAGATTCGCCCGGACGAGCACCTCGGCGACCTCGGGGCACACCGAATTGCCGATCAGCTTCACCTTGCCCGCCTTCGTGGGCGCCGCGCTCAGATCGTAGCTGTCCGCGAATCGGCCAAACTGCGCGCGCAGCAACTCGTGCGGCTCGAGCATGCGCAGGCCGATGTCGGACAGCTGCCACTCGCAGCCGAGCACGGTGACGAGCCCGAGCTGATGCTTTGCGGTGATCGTGCGAAGCGGCTCAGTGAGCTGCTGGCCGTGTGCGCCGTCAGAGCCGTAGTAGGCCGTAAGGAACGCCCGCACCTCGGCAATGTGGCCCCCGCCCCGACCGCCACCCGACGTGACGGTGGGCAGCGGGTCGTCGACCGAAGCGCAGCCCGGGTGCCCGTCGCTGGTCCCGCTGAATTTAGCCAGCGTCACCGCCGCGATCGAATGGTGGTCCCGAGCCGTTACTGTGCCCATTGGTTCGCGCAGATCGGACCCGTGCACCACGCCGCCGCCGCTCTCGCGCAGCGGGTCGCCGTAGTGCTTGACGAGCCAAGCGCTCACCAGGGCGTGCTTCTGGCCGTCGACCATCGTGCCGAGCGGCTTGTGTAGGCCAGGCACGCGCGGCGCTTGCCCAGGGCGCTCGCCGTAACCAGTTTGAACCAGCGTTGGAGCGACGAGCCCGAACCTGTTGGACGTGTCCAGTGTGGTGATCGGCTCGTCCAACGGCTGACCGCGCCATCCGTTTGCGGCCGTGTTGTATCGGATCAAGAACGGCGACGCGCACTCGAAGACGTGTTTCCGGATCCCCTGCGCGATGCGCCAGTGCGTCTTTTCCGCCAGCGGTCTCGCGCGCTCGAATATCGACGGGCACGGCAGCGACCAATCAATGCACGCGGCCGCGGTGCGGAGCGGGCCCTTGCCGGCTCCGTGCGTCGGCGCGGGCCACGCGATCGGACGTCCATCGCAGCGCGCGACCAGAAACAGCCGGCGCCGGCGCGTGATCGTGCCGTACTGCGAAGAGTCGAGCACGCGCCACTCGAGGTCGTAGCCGAGCGACTGGATCGCGTTCACCCATCTTCTGAAGTCCTCGCCCTTGCGGGACTTGTCGGGGCGACCGTCCGCGCCCAGCGGCCCCCAGCCCTGGAATTCTTGGACGTTCTCGAGGAATATCATCCGCGGTCGTACGTCGCGCGCCCAGTCGATCACCACGTCGGCGAGCGACCGAATGTCTTGCCGGCGCGGAACGTTGCCCTTTGCGATCGAGAAATGCGTGCAGTCGGGGCTTGCCCAGAGCAGCTCGACCGGCGCGCCGCGTGTTGCATCGCGCGGTTTCACTTCCCAGATGTCGGCCGTCAGGTGCCGAGTGTGCGGATGATTGGCGGCGTGGACAGCGAGCGCCGACGCGCTGTGGTTGATTGCGATGTCGACGCTGCGGCCGATGGCGGCTTCGATGCCGGCGCTCGCTCCGCCGCCCCCAGCAAAAAGGTCGATGACGAGGCCTCCGCTCACGCCGCCCTCCCGCCAACAATCGATCCCGCCAGCTTGGCCGCGACGCGCCAATCCCAATAGCCGGACCCGGCGACGCTGAACCCAGCACAGAGCACGGCCAAATCCTTCGGGTACAAACCATCGGCGCCCACGAATTCCATGCGAGGAATCCCGTCCGCCTGGCACTTGCCGAGGATGTGATCAGCCCACCACGCGGAACCCATCGACGCGGGCACGAGCATGATTGTCCAGCGCGGTATGTGGCGCACGCTCTCGAGCTTCGCGGCCCATGGTCGAATATCGGCAAACGGCGGATTCAGGAACGCGACCCGAACTCCGGTCAATGTCCAATCGGCACGCAGCGAGTCAACGTCCGGCGCGTACCAGCGATCAGCCACGGCGTTGTCCGATGTCGCGGCCAGGTCGAAGTCGATCGGGCCGAAGCGATGTGCGACGGCGGCGAGGAACGGTTTCGGCGTGCCGTAGTCTTGTTTGCTGCGCCCGGGCTTTTGCTGAGGCTCACTCACGACTCGAACTCCGGCTCTTCGCCAATAGAACGAAACACCACAGGGATGCCGCGCTCTCCGTGCTGCGCAAGCGCCACGCTCATCCCTGCCGTGATGCCGTGATCCTGATAGACCGCGACCCTTTGGGCAACCATGGACCACACAAGCCCCATCTTCATCCCGAGCGCACGCTGCTCCGCGTTCGTGTCGTCGAGCAGGCCTGGGTAGAACCGATGCGATGCGTATGGTGCTTCGTCGCCCATTGCGATCGAGTGGGCCAGCGCGCGGTTCAAATAGCGGATGTTGCGCGCGTACTGTGCGGGTGTGCATTTCGAGCCGTCGACGTTGCGGCCAAACGGACTTTCGATGACGACGCGGATCACGACGGCGCCCCAACTTCCTCAACCTCAGTGACGAGCGTTCGATACGCCCCCTCCCCGTCGTCCCATCTCGCATCGTAATCGGCAAACCACTGCGTGCCCATGCCGTCGTTCTCGACGTTCTCCGGGTCGATGCAACCCGGTTCCTGTGCCGCGCAGCGAACCACGTCGCCGACCTTGAGCGACGGGTCGGGATCGTGCGGATCGATCTCGATGATGCGATAGTAGCGACCAGTGATCAGATCTTGGCCGTGGGGTATTTGTTGCTTGCTCACGCTGACCGCCTTTCATCCCGCGAGAACCCCAACGAATTCCAAGCCCGCGCCCGGGCTGTCAACCGCTTCCGCGTGCTCCCATTCGACACGCCCTCGACCGTGAGCCACAGGCCGCCGACGAGCTCGTTTAGGGCGAGGTCGTGGACGCCGAGGAAGGCGCGGACGTCACAGGCGAGCGGGCTGAGGCCATACGCCCTTTCATGGGCCATCACGCAGACGATTACCGCCAGCGCGGGCGGACTCAGTCCCACTGCGTCGAGATGCGCGCTGTGGCGTGCGCGGTAGCCTACCGGACGGGCGTTGGCAGGCGTGCCGCTCATTCCGCAGCCACCTTTTCCGGCTCCACAGGCTTCCCGTCGATATCGACCTCCCAGCACTTCGTCGTCGCCGGTGCGCGTACCTTCTCCGGATATGACCCGTCCCAGTGCACCAAGATCGTGTCGATCGGCACCAGGCACGCGACGAACTTTTCCGCGCCCCCGTTGAATTGCAGCGTATGTCGCGGGCTCGGTGAGAAGTGCAGGCCGCCACCGCATTCACGCTTCGGATCAGGATCCCAGTCGGGTGCGCACTGCGTTTCGCCGGGCTGATAAAGGAAGTCTTTTTGCTGCGCGCGGAACTCGGAATTCAGCCCTTTGAACAGCACCGCGCAGTCGCCCTGAATCTCGATGCCGTAGTACTCGCACCAGTCCTTGCCAGTGCTGACGTTCACGCGATTGACGAAGCCGCCGCCGTCGACTTCGACCAGGAGCCCCATTGCAAGCACGGCGACCATCGCGGACGCTTTGATTTTCACTTTGCCGCGCGCGGAGATCTGGCAGTGACCAGTGGCCTCGACCGTGGCCTGAGAGCTACCCCACGTCTCGACCGTGGCCTGAGAGCTATCCCGCGTCTTGACCGTGGCCTGAGAGCTATCCCGCGTCTCCAGGAACGGGCGAGTGTCTACGCCGCGGAAAAT